ATGAAGTAAGTGTAATACCAGTTGGTATCATTATTACTGAACTTTCTATATCATTAGTTTCATCTTTATTTAATAATTGTAATACTTTATCAGTTTCATTAAATATTAATTTTTGACTTATTGTATCACCTCCTATTATTGATGTGTTTTTCATTCCAAAACCATCAACTACTTCTATATAATTTTCACCAGTTGAATTACCAACTTGTAATACTTGTGATAAGTTCTGAGATGAACCACTAGCAACACCATCAACATATTCTTTATCTACTAAACTTCTGTTTGTGTAATCAGTTGAATAGTCTGTTGTATAAACTGCTCCTGGGAAATTATTGTTACCAGTTATTGTTAAACTTTGACTATTAAATCCAATACCACCATCTAATGATTGTACTGATACACCAGTTGGTATAATATTAATAAATGTTTCTTCACCATCAGTTTCATTTTCATTCCATAATCTTAATACACCTGGGTTTTGATTGAATAGTATTCTTTGATTTATTGTTAAACCACCTATTACTGATGTGTTAAGTAATCCTTCACCATCAGCTACATTAATAGAATTAGAACCAGTTGTATTACCAGCTACTAATGTTTGTTCTAATGTTTGTGAAACTGTTGTTCCAGTTGTTCCAGTTGTTCCAGAACTTAATAATATAATATCATCACCACTTCTAGTATATAATGTGTGGTCATTTAAATTGAAGAATAACTCACCACTTAAAATATCAGTTTCAGTCCAAGTATTATCAATTGTGTCACCAGTATTTACTGTTGGAATAGTGGTAGGTATGCTACTCCTTTTCATTATCAGTCTACTATATTCAATTGGATTTTCTGCCATAATTTTTTTATTTAAATATCTATTTTTTTATTTTGTTTTTATTTATTCATATGGATTCCCATCAATAATTGGTCTATCACTAAATGTACCGTTAGGGTTTCTTACACTATCAATAGTACCATCAATTATTGCTGTTCTATTTGTTCTCCAAAAAGGGAATACAGTATTTAATCCACCATCAATTATTTTAGTACCTATTGATTTAATTGTACCATCAGATAATATCTTAGCATTTTTTAAAAAAATAGAGTTAGATTCAGTTGCTTGAACATTATTACCAATAATTAAAGAGTTTTCAACATTGATAGCTGGTGAAGAAAATGAACCAACAATTAAATTTATTTTTGATTGTGGTCTAACATAATTATATTCACCAAATGTTTTTGTTAAATTGTTTCTGCTTGTATTATACTTTTTAAAAACTTCTGGACCAAAACGTTCTTCAGTTGGAATTCTCCATGTACCTCCAATTTGATTCCTTACTCTACCAGTCCAAGGGAAAGGATTAGGATTGTATGGTCTAATACCACCCCACGGTTCACCAAACCAAGGATATCCATCCGTGGGAGTTTCCCACGGACCCAATGGTGGTAGAACTGGTGGAGTAGTAGATGCTCGACAAATACCATTAACATAAACACCACCAACTTGAGCACAACAATCACTCGATACAAATAGACCACTAGTTGAGGTATAAATAAATCTACCTGGACTAACTTGTTTTATTCTAATATCTGTTGGACAACTACTATTTGATGTAGGAACAACAACTTGAAATTTACCAATAATATCGATATCAATTATTTTATATAGAATAACAGTTGTTAATTTATCACTATTAATTGGGTTGAAATCTTTTATCTCATTCATTCTCCAATAAGTTCCATTCAAGAATATAATATCTCTGAAATCAAACTGAGCAACATCTGCTGGTGTTAATTTAACAGTACATTCCATTAACTTAGCATTAACATCTTTTATTTGATTTAATGTTGTTTTATGAAACTTTTCGAATAGTGTTTGGTTAGGTATAATTGATGATTGAAAATAAAATTTATCAGCTCTACCAAATTCTAAACTATATACACCATTTGTAGGATTATCCCACATTCCACAATAAGGATAGCTTGTAAGAGCACTTCCACTACTATCTTCACTACCACCAGTATCTTTTAAAATATATGGAGCACAATCAACTAAACCACCATAGAAAAGGATTCTCATTTTCGATTTACGTGGTGAATATTCTTCATTGGTATAATTAACAAAAAATGGTGCTACTCTTCCATTTATATCAACACTTGAATTTACTGTAGGTGAAAATCCTACTTTAGTTTCAACTGTTTTATCAGAAAAATCATTGATTACAGATTCTTGATAATCACCCATTATTCTACCTTTAGTATCTAATGTGTATTCTTTATTATAAAAATCATTATCTGAAGTATATGTATAACGATAAACTTTACCTTCCATTTCAGACATTGGAGTTAATTTTACAAGTGAATCATTATCCAATTTTCTTTCATCATCCCAATTTAAAACTTTTTGTTTTGATTTGTAGAAATCATCATAAGGTTCAATAATTAAATCAAATTCTTTTACTGGATTATCTGCAATCACTAAATTAAACATTTTAACAATATCTAATAAAAAATCTTTTTGCTTGATAGATGAATCTAAAATTGCATTCATATCAATTTCAGAAATTGGTGATATATTATTATCAGCTTTAGAAAATTCAATTCTTGAATAAGCATCTGTACTTGTTGCACCAAAACTTCTTTCAATGGCCAAAGAATAAGTAACATTTCTATCTAAACAAATTCCTTTCCATTTGACATCACCTGGTGCATTTAGACCATATCTAATCACAACTCTATCATCGATATCCATATAGATGTCATTTGCTATCATTGTATGTTGTAAATCTAAATTTCCATAATCAATCCATGTTGGTCCATTATTAACACCAGAACTAAACTGGAAAGTTTTAACCCCAAAAACATCATTTGAATCATTTAAATTTCTTGAACTATTTAATTCAATCGTTGTTCCATTTGCTTTAAGTAATAACATTTGATATCTGTATTGAATTAAACCAGATTTAAATTCAAAATTACATTCGTCAGTTCTGTGTGCAACTGGAAACATTTTTGCAACGTAATTTATATTGTATCTTCCAGCTTTTTTACAAATTAAGAAATTTTGAGTTGAAGTATTTATCCATTGATTATTAGAATCTGTAAAAGTTAAATCCTCTCCTTCATTTGTTACAGTACCTAATTCTCTATCAAATGGTAATTTATAATTCCTAGCTGATGTGTAATTCCATCCTTCTCCTCTTTTAACTTGCCCTAATGGATATACATATAAACCTAGAGCATTAATACCAACAATTGTTTTTAGTTCTTCAGCTTCTTCAGCATTTATCTGAATTTTTTCACCATTGAATGGAATGATTAATTTTTTATAATAATCAGATTCAAAAAAAGTAGATGAATAAGTAAAACCAGCATTATTTATTATTTTATCGATTATAGTTTTTACATACACTGACGGGAATGATTCATCAGTATAAATATAATCTGTTATCTTTAAATTATTACCTTTAACAATATATGGATAAACATAACCTAAACCTGGTTTTGCAAAATTACTTAAACTTCCATTTAATATTATATCATAATCCCAACTTGCTTTGATGTTGGTTTGGTTTCTTGTGTGGTTAAATTCTGATAAATCAATTGCATTTAATGGTAACTCACCTATGTTTTGAAATAATGTTGAAAGAACTCCAACAATCTGTACTTCATATTCAACATTTTTGTTTGTTACAAGTACATTTAGTAACTGCATCTTACCAGCCAATACTTGATTACTCCCAACCATTAATCTAACGTTAATGGCTAACTTAGGGTTGAATGAAATGTTATCTAAATTAACCTCATATTGATGCTTAAAAAATATATTATTTGCTGATGTTCCAGGCAATATAATTGTTTTTGAATAAGAAGTACTTCGCTTTGAAATATCTAAAATATCGTTAATAGAATAATTTAAAGAAATATCATAATCGTAATTTACATCTAACTCACCACTTTGTGTTAATATTTGGTATCTCATTTTTTTTTTATTTAAATATAAATAAATTGTTATTGTATTTATTATAATCTTATCTCATCGTTAGCCATTTTGATAGCTAGTTTATATGACCAAATATCATCATTTTGTTTTGAACCAAAAGCAATTTCTGAATCTTGAATAGTACAAGCTAGTATAATACCATCCTTATCTTGTAAATAGACACTCGCTGACTGCATTAAATCTTTAATCAATACATTATCATATTCATTCAACCATCCACTCGTTAACGACATCTTATCTCTACTTCTTGTGAAAAAAGTACTATCACCTTTTGCACTATCTTCATAACCAAAACTATTATTATCCCAATTCCAAGAATTTCTATAATATTCACTTCGAGTTACTTCTGTTGAATCAGTGTGAACATATTTAAATGGAAATGAAATCCAACTTCCTTTAGCATCTTTCCACATTAAATGTAATAAATCAAATCTTGAACAATCATCATATAAATCAAATTCAATCGTTTTACCAATAGCAGTTCTAGTGGCTGAGAAATTTTTAATACCACTAACTTTGTAGTAAGATATTCTATCTACTATCGTTGATAAAGTAACCGTATCAACCCGATTCGCTGATGCTAATAATTGATTAATACCTACTGGTGCATAAAAATCTAATAAATTTGATGTGATATTTGGTAAATAACTAACACCTACTGCATTATCATTTACATCATAAAACCAATATCTAACTCCATCACAAATATCACTTTGACTATTGTGAACTAATAAATAAGATTTTGTTGATAATTCAATTTTTGTTCTTTCTGTTTGTGATAAGATAGTAGAAAATCCTCCAACCGAAGTAGTATTAAAGAATGTGAAATTAGTCATTGCACCCAATGAATAATCTTTAAAATTAATATAGGCATTAAATGCATCAACGTTATATGTTGGTCCATCAAAGAATGTATTTATTTTATTTGATGCACTTATAATAGTTCCAGCTACTGGTGGTGTTGAATAATCAAAACCTTTATCCGTAACAATAATTACTTCAGAACCTAAATCAACAATATCTGTTATAGTAGCTGTACCATCATATTGAGGTGTTACATTTGTTATTATTTTACCACCTTCACCAGTATAAACTCCTTCACCTATTGATGTATTTTTACTTGTAACTATAAATTGACCAAAACCAAATCCAGCTTGAACTGTAGCGTAACCATTCATTGAAGGAAAAGTTGTTTGACCGTTTACTAAAATAGTAAATGTACCATTATCAAAAAGTGCTGCTGTTACACCTACTGCTAATTCTAAACCTAATTTAATTTCTCCAGTAGCTGTATCTAAAATACCAAAAGAATCAACATAATCGATTGATATTGGTGTTTGTTGTACAGTTATTAAATCACCTATTTCAAATGTTGTTTGAGAGATTGATGTGATTGTATTATTAACAAAAGCTAAATTACCATTGTAAAAATAATTATCATAAAAATTAAAGATTTCAGAACCTTCATAACCAGTTTCAATTATAAAACTATATCTTGTATCTGGTGCAGCAAATGTATCGTTTACTACTTCAAGGTTTTGTGAAACATAATCCTTTATAGTATTACCTAAATCTATTTTAGCGAAACCTTGAGGGTCGGGTAACATTTTATATTTAAGTACCTCACCTATTGTATATGTTGCTGTAAATGCAACGCTAGGTATCATATCAATTACTATTTGAGTAGTTGATGGTATTTGTCTAATTGTGTAATACCCTTCATATCCAGTTGCTGAATCACTAAGTAAAACTGTACTACCAATAGTATAATCGTGTGCGGTTGCAAATGTTATCAAAGAGAAATTATCAATACCTAATATAATTGAAACTATTGTCTGTATTGTTTTTTTCTTAGTTACTATATTGATTATGTAGTTATATCCTCTAACTTCGGTAGCTTGAGTATCTGCTAATTTTAATGGAATAGATGAATAGCCATGCATTAATGATTGTGGTGTTGTAACTCCAGTGATTGCCATAATTAGTTAAATTTTTTAGTTTCTTTTATATATTCTTCAAAAATATTGTTTTCGATATTATCAACTATTTTATCTTCATATTTATTTGTTAATGTTTTATTATTCTCATACATTCTTGTGGTAGCTTGAATAACGTTTGTTGGTTTTATTCCAAATTTGAATATACTCTTTGCAATCGGAAATACTGCTGATTGAGGTATATTCTTAATCCTTGCCCATTTGCTTATAGCTTGAATAGGTGGATATGAACCAGCTTTTCTACCCTCATCTACATTAGTAAGATAATCATTGCTTAAAATGAATATTTCAATATCTTTTGCAGTGTTTTTTACTTTGGTATCTAAACTTTTTATAAGTGAACCAGATGATGATTTCTTATCTTTTTTTAATTGAGATATTAATATTTTAATATAATCAGTACCAAATTCAGTTGCCAATTTATCATCAATAATATCTTTATTTTTAGCTCTATTCATTATGGTAATTCACAATTAACATACTTAGCTTTAAATTGAATATCTAGTACCCATCCATTTACTTTATCATCTGTTGCATCATATGTTGGTGAGATACTTATTGTTTCATCATCAATTAATAATCCGTATTGTGACCAATTTGTTAAAACATAAGTAATAAAATCTTGTGCATATTGAAAAGTATCTGATAAAATTTCTAATCCATTATTACTTTCTTCACCATTTCTATCTAATACATTTGGACTATCATTTAATTGGTCCGCAAAGATGATTGAAAAGTTGAATATAGGTAATGTAGTTCTATTTAAATTGATTACTGATGATGGTTGAGGTGTTACCCACATATAAGGAAACTTCATCTGTCTAGAGGTACCTATATCAAATGTGTTACCAATTCCAAAATCATTCAACATATCATTCGCTAATTGAAAATCTCTCATCAGTTTACCTATAATATTTAGTGTTACTATTTGTTGTGCCATTTATCTTTGTTTATTTATATTTTCTTTTACTTTATTTTCTTCATACCAAAATGATAACCAGTTTAATGAGGATATATAATTCATTTGATATACTTCATCCATCTTCATATTTAACCTAGTTATAAATGTTTGTATTATAGTATACCAATTCCATTTATCACTAATTTTTGATTGTCCATTTAAATCACTAAACCTATCTACCTTATCTGTTTTTACTTTTGGTTTTCCAAATAATCCTTCATATTGTTTTTGGATAAATTGCTGCCATCTGAAAAAAAAAGGAATATATTATTTACATCAGTTATAATTGCTTGATTGAATATTGTTTCTCTTTCCATAAAATCGTTTTTAAATGATTCTAATTTACCATTAGCTTTTTTCTTTCTTAAAAAAATACAAAGCAATTTGCTCATAGATTCACCTAAATTATTTTGTGATTGTTTCATAATAGTTTCAATTGAAATTATCTCACCCAATGTTAACACTTCAAAATCTTTCTTTAAAAAATACTCTGTGTTATCTATTACAATTACTTCAGCCATATCACTAACAACTTCTTCATTTGTAAAGCTAATCAAACTAGATAACTCTAAAAATTGTTCTTGTGTCATCATATACAAAATATCCTCATCAACCTTGGATAGGATACTAACAATCGTTACAACTAATTCAAGTTCATTCTTTGTTGTTCTATCGATAGCAAATAACTTACTTGCTTGGTCAACCGTTACTTCATTCCAACTTTCACTCATGTTGAAAGTGGTTTCTTCACCATCTATATTTAATTCAATTCTTTTCATTTCCTTTTTTATTTAAATATTATTTATTTTATTTTGTTTTAGATTATCTTAAATCTTCGAGCACCACCCAAATTCTTAAATTCGAAATACATTCGATATGCCATAGCATCTGAAAAATCGGGTGAACGTCCAATCTTTTTCTTTACTTCACCTTTATCATTCATCTGTAATTTACCAACTGTATCAACTGGTTTATGCTCAATAGCACTCAGCTCTTCTGTAATCAACTCACTATACTTTGATGATGCAATCTTAATTGAATTATCTTTTATCTTGTCACATAGCTTAAAGTATAATTGTGTTTTTAAATTTTGATAGTTTTCATTGTTTAATGCACGTGCATTATTTACAATTGGTTTAGCATTTCGTAATCTAGTTCCTAAAAACTTACCAACACCATCACTATCATAAGTAATATTATATTCTGGCACATTATGTTCTTTGCCCAATTGATTAATCACATCTTCTATTTTACCTTCTGGATTAACTATTATGTCTGTAATCAAGTAACCATCCCAAATAAGAATCACCATCTTATCTGATGTAAATGCTATATCACAAGAAATGTATTTGTGTTTATTTAATGGTTCACCAATGTTATCAAAGATATTTAATATTTCTTCATATTTTAATAATGCATTTGGTGATTCATCATAATCCCAATTACCATATAGCATTCTTTGTCTATCAGCATTTGGTAAATCTTTTAATTTCTCAATGTATTTCTCTGATATAAAAGGATTATCTGTTGCTAATGCTGGAATGAATACTTGATTAGGTTTTAATGTACCATCAACATATGGTCTGTAGTATCTTTTATATACCCAATTCTTTGCTGGATTGCACGTCATTAGACATATTGCTTTCATATATAATTCATCGTTCTTCCATCTACCTAATCTTGTTTGAAATATGGAGAATCCTCTCTCATCAACTTCTGTTACCTCATCGATAACCCCAAAAGTTAATAATTGTCCACCTAGTCTAGTGTATAAAGGGTCCGAAGGTAAATATCTTAATTCAATTAAAATGATTTCACTTCCATTTTGAAACTTGATTATACCGCCAGTTGAATTGTATTGTACTTTATCTGCTATACCCCAATGATTTAATACTTCAAAGAAAGATATTATAGTTGTTTTCTTTAGTGTTGTTAATTCATTTCTTGCCAATCCAATTCTAATCCCTGGTTTTTGAAGTGCTTTTATAATCATCAATGCACATATACCATAACTTTTACCACCACCAGCACTACCTCCCCATAATATTTCAGTTGTTTGTTTATCATCAAAGTAATCAAACATTAAATCTTGCTTATGTGATGGGTAAAAATCTATTTCCATTAATCGTTTAATTTATTTGGTTTATTTGGTTTAACATAATTGAATTGAATAGGTTGGCCACCACTTGTTATATCAACTTTATCTGTTGCATTCCATCCAACCATTTTATTTAGTATTTCAATTGCTTTTAATGAGTTACCAGTTAATCTTCCATCTAGTAAAAATGTATCAATAACTTGTGTTAATTTTCCAACAACATCATCTTTGGTTAATTGTATATTACTTAGTGTTTTTTGTTGTGCTATCGCTATAGCCTGGGCTATCGCTGGTTTTATTAGGTTTTCTTGACCAATCTTACCAGCTGTTTTTAGGCTATATCCAGCTCTTGCAGCTGCTTGTGTTGCATTAAGGTCCACCAAGTACTCTGCGATAAATCTTTCTTGCTTAAGGGTTAATTTTACGTCCATTTTTTTTAATTGTTTTGGTTTTTTTAATTATTATTTCTTTTTCAATAGTTGGTTTAACTGTTTTTTCTTTTTCAATAGTTGGTTCTTCAAAAGTGAGTTCAGATAAATTATTCGCTTTACCCCAATTAATAACTCTCTTAAAATGAAATCTTATTTGAGCTGGGCAATTTGGACAAACTGTACATGCTGCATCGATGTAGTTTCGAATAAATTGTTGAATCATCAATACTTCATCTTTACCAGCTTTTTGTAGTTTATTTATTTGATTAAATATCTCTAATCCTTCTTTATCAATTTTCTTCATAGTTCTATTTCTTTTTCCATTATGTACTTATCTATCAAAAACAATAACAATGATGTTACAGCTGCTAAGAATGGATTTAAGGTCATAAATAATGTTATCCAAAAACCTAAACATCTGTAGCATATATATTTTGATAGTGTTTTATTGTACTTTATATCAATTTTATTAAACACCGAAAGGGTTATCGTAATGATAACCCAAACTAGTGATGTATAACAAATAATTTGTTTAATAAATTCCATCTTTTTTATTAAATATATTTTTTATTGAGTTGTTCTTTATATGTAGCTACCACTGTTTTTATAACGTGGAATATAAGTGTGTGGTTTACTTCGTACTCTTTTGCTATTGCTCTATATGTCATTCCTTCATCAAAATATAAACGAATACATTCAGATTCAAAGTAACTTATTTTTGTTGTTTTTCTTATTTGCTTAACAATATTCATTTTATCTTCTTGCTCCATTTTATATTCCATTCCAAACAAATCTTCTACATCAATAAACTCTTCCATAAACTCTTCCACTTTGAATGATGTTAGTTTTACTTCCTTGTAAAATTTAGATGTTTTTGAGTGTACTTGGTTTTTTACTGTCATTATAAAGTAGTATTTAAAGTAACCTTTGTTTATTGCTTTAGCGACACTGGTTGCGTTGTTTAGGTAGTCAATGGTAATTATGCTTAGTAAATCATTTTTGTAATGTAGATGAGGTGCAATTAGATTATCTATTATTTCATTATAAATACTTCCTTTTGTTGCTATTTCATTTATGATGTT